ACATACTACTGCCCAATCTTATTTTACGGAAATTATGCACAACAACCCACAAATGGTTGGTTCTCGACAGATGCTCAACCTCGTCCAACAGGAAGTGTTTGGTTCAAAACAACTTCAACCGGCAGTGGTTACCAGCCAGTATTGAGCCAATGGAGCACAGGACTTGATCAATGGAACTCGTTGACTGCTCCTTTGTATGGCCCAACCAGCAATGCTATTCCAGTTCCATCAAGTTTGGCACAAGCCGTTTATGCTTTAGACACAACCGGCGGTGGTATTAACATTGCAGCAGGACAAATTGTTGGGGTATACGGAGTACAAGATAGTACTTCTAACAACTTGACATTCTATTCAAGACTGTCTGGACCATCAGTTGGCACAAGTACAGGTACAACCAACACTATTACTCCTACATTTAGTTCGGGAAATACTTATACATTGTATGCAAGTGCACCAAATTCTAGCACAATGAATAGTTATAGTATTACAACTTCAGGATCAACTATCAATACGTTTGTATATGATATTTTATCTGCTAACATTCCTTATGTTACTGCACAAGTTAATTCATCAAACAACAGTATCACTATTACACATACTGCTGGTGGTGAAATTGCAGTGGTAGATGGAACAGGTACTCCATGGTACAATGCTGGATTTAGAGCCAGTGGCACAAACATTGATGTATTACAAACCGGCTTGATCATTATTGATAGCTGGGTAAACATCACCGGCACAGTACAATACGAAAGCAATTCTCCATACTCGGCACCAGCAAGTGGTACATTATGGTATTACAGTAACCCAGCCGATGTTGATATCATGATCAACACTGCAAATGGTTGGAAAGGTTACCGTGTGGCAGGAACTGACTCACGTGGTTATACCTTGGGCAATACCGATATCAATGGTGTTATTGCCAGTGCTGGAGTTGCTCCAACATATCAAAGCAACGGAACAACTGCTGTAGTTGCCGGTGACATTTGGTTAGATACCAGCAACCTACAAAACTATCCAAGTTTGTATCGTTATACTGGAAGTGCTTGGGTTGCAATCAACAATCAAGATCATATTACCAGCAACGGTATTATATTTGCTGATGCACGTTGGGATACCAGCGGTACAACAGATATTATTACAGGCGCACTGCCAATTATCAGCGATGGAGTTGGTACAGGACTATTGTTCAGTAACTATATCGACCTAGACGCTCCTGATTATCGTTTGTATCCACGTGGCACATTGTTGTTTAACACACGTCGTTCGGGTTATAACGTCAAGAAGTATGTACCTAATTATTTTACAAGTACAAACTACCCAACATTGCCATTGAGTATTCCAAATACTCCTGCAACACTACCAACAATTAGTGCGTCTTGGGTAAGTGCAAGTGGGTTAGATGCTAACGGTGTAATGCATTCAGGTTCAGCTGCACAACGTGCTTTGGTTGTAGCCGCAATGCAAAGCGCAATCGACAGCAATACTGATGCACTAGAAGCAATTTACAACTTCAACTTGTTGGTTGCTCCTGGATATCCAGAAGTACTAAGCAATTTGATCAACTTGAACAACAATCGTAGCAACACTGGCTTTGTTATTGGCGATACTCCAATGACATTGGCACCAACTACAATTGCAATTACCAATTGGGTCCAAAACTCAACAGGTAATGGATTGAGCACAGTTGCACAAAGCGATCCTTATACTGCAATTTACTATCCAAGTGGACAAACAAACGACTTGGCCGGCAACACTATTGTTGTTCCAGCAAGCCATGCAGTACTACGTACATTCCTACACAACGATCAAGTGGCTTATCCTTGGTTTGCCCCAGCTGGTGTTAATCGTGGATTGATCAGCAACTTGAACGACATTGGTTATATTGATATTACCAGTGGTGCATTTGTGCACAACGGTATCAATCAAGGACTACGTGATGCATTGTATCCATTAAAGATCAATCCATTGACACAGTTACCAGGTTCAGGGCTAGTAATTTGGGGTCAACAAACACGTAACCCAAGTACAAGTGCACAGAGCAGCGTAAACGTTGCACGTTTAGAAAACTATTTAAGAACTGTATTCGCAAGCGTGGCAAATGGTTACTTGTTTGAGCCAAATGACCAAATTACACGTACAAGTATTGCACGAGTAATTGAAGGCGCATTGAATCATGTACTAGCATTACGTGGTTTATACGACTTCTTGGTAATTTGTGACACCAGTAACAATACCAGCACTACAATTGCAGCTCAACAATTATATGTTGACGTAGCAATTGAACCAATGCGTGATGTTGAGTTTATTTACATTCCTATTGCAATTTACAATCCAGGAACAATTTCCCAGCTAGGAACATCATCTACATAATTGGATAAATAAGAATATAGGAGAAAAGAATAATGGCAACATCAAATCCAAATGCATTTACAGTACCGCTACCGTTAGGAGGCTCTTCAGCTTCCCAACAGGGTCTGTTGATGCCAAAGTTAAAATATCGCTTTAGAGCATTGTTTACTAATTTTGGAGTTTCTAACACAACAACCGAGCTAACCAAGCAAGTACAAGATATTAAGCGTCCTAACGTGAATTTTAACCCAATTACACTTGATGTTTATAACAGTAAAATCTACTTGCAAGGCAAGCCCGAATGGCAAGAAACTACAATTAACTTCCGTGACGATGCAACCGGGCAAGTAAGTCAATTGGTTGGCGAGCAAATTCAGAAGCAATTTGACTTCTTTGAACAAGCAAGTGCACCAAGCGGTATCGACTACAAGTTCTCATTACAATATGATATACTTGATGGCGGTAACGGAGCAGTTAACCCAGCCAATGTACTTGAATCATGGACATTGTTTGGTTGCTTCTTGAGTTCAGTGGACTATGGTGACATGGCCTACAACAGTAATGATCCTGTTATGATCGCTTGCAATATCAAATTTGATAATGCAATTCAATCTAACCCAGCTGGATTAAACGGTGTTGGCAGTGCAGTGACATCACAGACATTCCAGAAAAATGGAACTGCAACAAATTAAACTTTTCTTTTAAAACCGACCCGGTTTCGACCGGGTTTTTTTATGACTAAATAATAGTATGAGCATTAATACATATCTAAATCCCACCGGTACCCGAAATGGACTAACGCAATCGGTCTTTAACGATGGTTCGGGTGTTGGAGCAACAGTAGCAGCCCCGGTCACGTTGCGTGATTATCAACACGCCGCCCGTATATTTGTTGATGGTGACTATAGACTCAGTCCCAAATATGGATTTTTGTTTTATGTTGAATTTGATTTCAATCCCTTAATTACCAATATCAGCAACATCACTGCTCAAGAAATGGGCATGATTGTAAAAAGTGTTAACTTACCACGCTACACCATGCAGGTTAAAGAGCACAATGCTTACAATAGAAAAAATTATATACAAAACTCAATTAAGTACGATCCAGTTACAATAAGTTTTCACGATGACCAAGCCGACAATGTAAAAAACTTTTGGTACGACTACTACAGTTTTTACTATCGCGACAGTGACTATGCTGATAGCACATACACCAGTCCCAGCAAGTATCAAAACCGTCCCAGTTTCAATTGGGGCTATACTCCTCAGCCACGTACCGGTATAAACAACAGCAACGGCAATTGGCCTTACCAGTACATACAAGCAATTCGTATCTACAGTTTGTATCAAAAGAGTTTTAGCGAATACGAATTAATCAATCCCATTATAACCAGTTTCAAGCATGGCGAACACTCCAATGGTGATAGCACGGCGACAATGGGTCACGAGATGAGTGTACAATTTGAAACAGTAAAATACTACACTGGCTATACAACAAGAAACACAGTTGGCGGTTATATTGACCTGCACTATGACAATACACCAAGTCCTATTGCACCCAACCAAGGTACTGACATAACCGACACCATCAATGGCGGAATACAACACGTTGGTGACGGCATCACTGACCTAGCATCACTCACAATACAAAACAATCCGGTATCGATTAATTTACAAAACTCGGCACAGGTAAAACAAAACGGCCAAATTGCTGCTTATGCATTTGGTACCAGTACCGGCGCACTGGGACAAAGTACACAAACCAACAGTGGTGGTATTGCACTTGGTAGTCTTAGTGGCGCAAAGCCGCCCACTGCCGCACAAATTAATGCACAAATAGGTGCTAGTGCCGCTGCACTTGCCGGACAGGCCGCAAGCAAAGCAGTGGGTGCAGTAGTGGGTGCTGCCAATAACACATTTGGTGCTGGCACAGTTGGCCTAGTGGCTGCCGCAGCAAGCAACCCAAAATTGATTTTGGCCACTGCCGAGAACATGGCCATTACATACGGAATGACCTATTTGACCAATGCCGCTACTCCTTATATTGACAAGGCAGTGGCCACCATAGGATCAACGGCATCAAGTGCATTTGCTGAGTCGGCGCAATACGGCAACTTCTTGTTGGCCAAGTTCAATGGATACAGTGGCGACTTTGCAACCTTCCAAGTTGGATACTACGACGATTAATTATGTCAACAAATCAAATAACAACTGCAACCAATCTCCAAGGCCCCAATTTAGGCGGCACTCAAGACGATGCAAGAAAATATTTCAATAATCTTTATGCGTTTCCGTTCAACATCAGTCCCAACAACAACGATGCCATAAACGCATTCTTTGAAGAATACACTGGCGATCGAGTTGCCGGCGACAACTTGGCTGCTGTTGTGGTGTATACCGCATTGGCACAAAATATAAATCCGATGCAGGTGGTTTCGCAGTTTCAACAATTGCCAAAGAATGAATTAAACAGTTATCTTACTGCATTTTTAAATGCCAACCGTGTGCCTACCAGCACATTGGGGTTTAGGTCAGCAGTCACAACAAACCAATTTGTCAATCGAGCTATATTAGCATGAGCAAATATGCCAATGGATTTTTTCAATTAACCAATCCTGAAAAATATGTAGGTAAAAAGTTACCGCACTATCGCAGCAGTTGGGAACATGCGGTGATGCGTATGTGCGACAACAATCCCAGCATTATTCAATGGGCCAACGAAGCCATACACATAAACTACCGAAATCCTTTTACCGGAAAGAACACAATATACGTGCCTGATTTTTTTGTGTCTTTTATTGATGCCACAGGACGCACACACGGTGAACTTTGGGAAATCAAACCTGCAAAAGAAACCAGCCTGCAAGAAGCTGGTAATAGCAAACGTGCCCAAGCAGCTGCAATACTAAACATGGCCAAGTGGCAAGCGGCACAGGGCTACTGCAAAGCCAATGGCCTAGGTTGGCGCATAATTACCGAACGTGACCTTTTTCACCAGGGCAAGGCATAGTCAATAAATATTGATATGACTAAAAAATTAGAAGCCCTATTAAATCTTCCCACGAGCACCGAAGAAGAAACTTCAGCACAGGACGCACTGGAGTTTATTCGAGAAAACGAAGACATGCTGACCGAAGTCAATAGTGCTATTAGCAAAATTGATATTGCTCTGCCCACTGTACGTGACCTAGACACCGCTGATCAAGAATTGGATGAATTGGCAGCA